AGCTCCCGACGCCGCGTGGTCACAATAGCTACAAACTCTTGTATTTGCTGTTGGCAAAAAATTTGTGTCAGTTATAATATTATTTATCGATTTAATTAGCCTTTGCTTTACGTCAGTAATGTCTTCTGTGGTAAATAGGTGACCCTTTTTCCTTCCAGATCTTAGGTAGTAGAGCTCGGCATAGATTTCTTTTTCTGGGAAGATGTGGTGCATTGCTAATGCGTATATGCCTAGCTGCATATTGGTCGGGACATCTTTAAGTGCGACTTCCCATTTACCGGTTTTATAATCGGTAATATGAACTCTATCACCGTAAACATCAACTCTATCTATGAATCCTATTATTCTGTAGCTGCCAATCACAAAATCAAAAGACAATTCCTTATCATAAATATTAAATTCTACGTCAATATTTGTATCATAAAATTCATTGATTATATTAAAGCCAGCGGAAACCAATTCTTGCGATATTTTTTTATCAGGATCCCAAGTCAATATATTTTTTTCATACTCTGTAGTCAACTCTTGAATGTTGAGCTGTTTGTCATTTTCTAAAGTGTTTTCCAATACAGAGTGGACAATATTACCAAGCGTAGCCGCTGCATTAAACTGCCTTGGCTCCTTCTTTATATAAGAATAGAAATACTTTGCTGGACATTGAGTGTAGGTGTCAATTCTTGAATATGAAAAATCAACCAATGCCAATAATTCTAAGTCACTAATTTTACTATAATCTTTAATAATAATTTCACTCAATCTTTTTCTATTCCTCATCTGCCGGATCATATATCAAATTACCGTGCTCATCTATTTCTCTACCCATTTCATCAATAATATGATTTGTGTATATGTTTTTATAGCATCCATTTTTTATTGGCACCCATCCCGTATCCCCCAGCTGCATCTGATCATCTTCTTCATAGGGCCACATCTTCGCCTCCTATTGTTATTTTTATATCTGAATACTCATCAGCATTTAGATAGTAACTGATAACAGTTTGCAGATCCTGCAAATCTTCTTTTGTTAAGTAAAAACCTACACACGTGCACTGGATAAAAAATCGATCATCGTACCCATATGTGTCATCTATGTACTCTGTTAATTTTATATTTCCTTTTTGAACTACTGCTGGTAAAGACATTATTACTCCTCGTATATTGTTATTGGATTCCAACTAGGATCATCTAATTTTTCTCGCATATCTTTAACATATGCGTCCCAGTCTCTTTCGTCTTCTGTTTTCTTTTCATATTTAACTTGGCCCTTAAATGGATTAGACTTAAATCTAGTCATTACCAAACGACCCTGCTTAGTTTTCCATCTCAATACGCCGTTTTTACAGTCGCAAAAATCGTCATTATCTACAGCAATTTTTAAATCGGGATCGTATCTTCCGCTACAGCTATTGCACTGCGTGTACCTACCCTTGTCCTGGCATCTATTGCAGGATGAGCAGAATGCCCAACACCATTTATTAGTCGGATTTATTGTCGGACCTATACTAGACATCTTTAGTCTCCATTTCAATAATTTTTTCAATTACATTTTTTGTCTTAAACGATGTATTGCTTTTAAACTTATATATAAATTTATGTTGACCATCTTTTATTTCCATAAAAACTGGCTTATCACCCTTTGATGATTCAATTATATCATATATTTTTTGTACTGTTGCTGGAGATAAGTCTTTCTTAATGTCAAAAATAATAGCTTTACCGCTGGAAAAAACTTTAGAGTCTATTTTTTCACAACTAGTAAAATACAATTTAACTATAGAATTTTCTTCATCACCCTCTTTATTTAAAGTCCCAGATACAACTAAAATGTCACCTTTATTTGGCGGGCTTTCTCCAAGAGACTTTACTGAATTCGGAAAAACTATTATCTCTATATCAGAAGATATATCTTCCAGCACAAACTTATACATCTTTGCACCTTTCTTGGTGACTATTTGCTTTACCTCTGTTACAATCCCTCCGACTTTCACTGATGTACCTGAAGAACATTCTGCCAAATCAATTATTTCTTTATCTATTTTTTTAGATAATATATCCCATATTCCATTAACCGGGTGATCAGTAACATAAATGCCAAGCTCTTCTTTTTCTTTTTCTAATACTTCTATTTCTTGCAGTCTATTCAATTCAATTTCTTCGTCTAAATGAAACAGCTCATCTAGTGCTCCAGCGCTAGCCAAATGCTCTAGTGTTGATTTCTTTAAAATGACAGAATCACATCGTCTAAAGAAGTCATATACATTTGTATAAGGTTTTTTTGTATCGCGACAATTTATTACCGCCTCAGCTATTGAATTCCCTATGCCATTTATTGCCGACAAACCAAATATAATTGAATTATTACCGCCGACTTCAAAGTCTATACCAGAATAATTAATGGACGGAGGCAAAACATTAATTCCTAACTTTCGACAATCTGCTAGATAATATGATTGTTTATCTTTATTACCAACTACAGAAGACATTAAAGCTGCCATATACTCAACCGTATAATTAGTTTTTAGATATGCTGTGATGTAACTAATCATGGCATAGCTTGCTGCGTGAGCTCTGTTGAATCCGTATCCACCGAAGTATTCGATATCAGAGAATATTTTATTTGCTAATTTCTCATCTATTTGAGAATTTTTTATACATCCTTCGACAAACATTTCTCGCATTTTAGCTATCTTGTCCATCAACTTTTTGCCTATAACTTTTCTTAAGTCATCTGCCTCTGCGGAAGTAAATCCTGCTAATTCTCTAGCTACACCCAGAACATCTTCCTGATACAGCATGATTCCTAGGGATGGCCCTAGAACTTTTTCCAATTTTGGATGATCGTACTTTACTTTACTTCTACCATGCTTTCGATCTATGTACTCCTTGTCCATTCCAGAACCCATAGGGCCGGGACGATACAGTGATATTAGTGCCATAATATCTTCAACATTTTTAGGCTGAAGTTGTATCATTAACTGACGCATCCCAGACGATTCCAACTGAAATACACCAATACTGTTACCCTTACATAGTTCATCGTAGGTAGCAGCATCAAAGACAGATATTTTATCTATATCTATATCTATCTGCCTATGCTTTTTAATTAATTTGACACAAGAATCTATAACTCCCAGATTTCTTAGGCCCAAAAAGTCTATCTTTAGTAGACCACATTGCTCCACTCTACCCATATCCCATTGAGTAACAATTGGATTATCTGCCCCCTTTTGCATAACTGGCAGATAGTCTGTAATTGTATCTCTAGATATGACAATTCCAGCGGCGTGTATACCAGTCTGCCTAACTAGACCCTCTAGACCAAAGGCCGCATCTATAATTCCTTTTGCGTTGCTGTCTTTTTGGTACAAAGATTTGAATTCTTCAACTTCCATGCACTCTGATAAAGATTTAGATATTCCTAATATTGGGGGAGGCACTAGCTTGGCTACAGAATCGCCTCCAGCAAAATCATGCCCTAACGCTCTGGCGGCGTCTCGTATGGATTGCCTAGCGCCAGTTTTATTGAACGTACAAATATGTGCGACATGGTCATGGCCATATTTAGTTCTAGCGTACTCTATAACCTTATCTCTATGTCTGTCATCAAAGTCTAGGTCAATATCGGGCATCGACTTTCTACCTTCAACAAGAAAGCGTTCAAACATCAGCCCGAATTTAATTGGATCTAAATTAGTTATATTAAAAGCGTATGATAATACGCTACCCGCAGCAGAACCTCTACCCCAACCAACTCTTATATCATTATTTTTGGCCCAATTAACAAGATCAGAAACCACTAAAAAGTACTCAGGAAAACCCATGTCTTTAACAACTCGGATTTCATAATTTGCTCTTTCTACTATGTCGCTCGGAAGAGGATCGCCATACTTTTGCTTTAAACCTGTCCAAGCAAGGCGCTCAAAATATTGTATAGAAGATTCTTCTGTTGGTATCGGAAAATTAGGAAAATATATATTTCCAAAAGAAAGATCTAGATCAACCATGTCGCACACATGCATGGTATTGGTTAGCCAATCTTCACTAAACTTTTTATTCATATCATCGTACGACTGTAGATAAAATTCGTCACCACTAAAAGAAAATCTGTTAGGCGTGTCAACGGTTGCATTTGTTGCAACGCATAACATTATGTCGTGTGCTCTAGCGTCGTGTTGATGTACGTAGTGACAGTCTCCCGTGGGGACTATTCTTGCTCCAATTTGTTTGGCTATTTCGATTAACTGATTCGTTATCTTCTTTTGCTCAGATAAGCCATGATCTTGAATTTCAATAAAATAGTTTTCTTTACCAACAATGTCTTGCATTTTTTTGGCCGCGCCCAATGCAAAACTGTAATCATCTCTTAACAGTGCCTGAGAAACTTCTCCATTTAGACATCCTGATAAAACAATAATTCCCTCACTATGCTCAGAAATTAATTGGTGATCAACTCTAGGCTTAACATAATACCCTTCTAAGTATGATTTAGAAGACATTTTAATGATATTTTTATAACCATCATTGTTTTTTGCAAGGATGGTTATATGATATGGACCTCTTTGTTCCCATTCATTCTTTGCGGGACCTGATCTTTCTTCTTC